CTACACGGCATGAAGGGGAAGAGGAAAAGTCAGTATATGAAGATAGAGGAGTTGTAAGCGTATGAAAATACCATTAATAAGCAGACTATTGGAAAGGCGATATTCTCTAACAGACTTAGATAGAGATATGGATTTAGCGGTAATGGGGCGAAATACTGCAACTGGTGTGAGCATAACGGAGAAAACAGCTTTGGAGTGTGTAGCCGTCTTTGCCTGCGTGAGGATATTGTCCGAGACATTAGCCTCAATTCCCTTGCCGTTATACCAGCGAATAACGCCTCGTAGCAAACGGCGAGCCCATGAACATCCGTTGTATTCCCTATTACACGATGCGCCAAATCCAGAAATGTCATCGTTTAATTTCCGTGAGGCACTGATGGCACATCTTGCGTTGTGGGGTAATGCCTATGCTGAGATTGATTGGGATATGAACAAGGGGAGGCCGCGGGCTTTATGGCCTCTATTGCCAAACAAGATGCAGATAAAGCGTGAAAAGGGTGGTTTATATTACTATTACCGATTACCCGATGGGCAGGAAAAGATTTTCCCGTCTATTAACATCCTTCATATTCCAGGACTCGGATTTGATGGCTTAATTGGATATTCGCCAATTCATATGGCACGGGAAGCTATCGGCTTATCTTTGGCGACAGAGGAATTCGGGGCTAGGTTCTTTGGCAATGGAGCCAAGCCCGGTGGAGTCCTAGAGCACCCAGGGAAATTGGGGCTACCTGCACAGGAGAATTTACGCAAGTCGTGGAACGAAATGCACCAGGGCTTATCAAACCAGCACCGCATAGCGATTCTTGAGGAAGGGATGAAATATCAAGTGGTAGGCATCCCGCCCGACGATGCCCAATTCTTGGAGACACGGGAATTTCAGAGGTCGGAAATAGCTTCTTTTTTCCATATTCCGCCGCACATGATAGGCGATCTCAAGCATGCGACATTCTCAAATATAGAGCATCAGGGCATTGAGTTCGTCGTTTATACGATGCGTCCCTGGTTTGTGCGGTGGGAGCAAGTCATTAGTAAGAAATTACTATGGCCAGATGAGCGGAAGGATTACTTTGCTGAGTTTCTGGTAGAGGGATTGTTGCGTGGTGATGTGGAGAGCCGGTACAAGGCATATTCCGTCGGCAGGCAGTGGGGATGGCTGAGTGCGAATGATGTGAGGGAACTAGAGAATATGGAGCCATTGCCTGACAAGCAAGGCGATATTTATTATGTGCCAATGAATATGCTGCCAGCCGGAACTATGCCAGAAACAAAAAGCCTAGCGCTGATAAACGAACCTCGGTCTGAGCGAGGCAATTCACAGGCAGCAATGCACCGGCATAAGACAGCACAGTCATACAAACGAGTTTTTGAGGATGCAGTGCAGCGGGTAGTCAAAAGGGAGACTGATAATGTGCTGCGGGCTGCCAAGAAATATCTAAGTGTACTGTCCAGTGCTGATTTCGACACATGGTTAGAGGATTTCTACCGGGATTTCCCTGAGTTTATTTCAAAGCAGGTTGAGCCAGCCATATATGCGTTAGCTGAAGCAATACAAGCAATAGCCGCTGATGAAGTAAATGCTGAAGCTGCGATGACACCCGAATTAGAAAGTTTCCTGAAGCAATATGCCTCAGTATTCAATGGCAGATACACGAAATCATCAAAAGGGCAACTTCAGGCTCTTATCAAGGAAGCGGTAGAGGCGGAGGAGGAGCCACTTGAGGCAATAACGGTGCGATTAGCTGAATGGGAGGAAACGAGGGCTGACAAAACAGCAATGAATGAAACTATCCAATTAAGCAATGCAGTGGCAAAGGTTGTGTTTGGTGGTGCTGGGGTAACAAGATTGGTGTGGGTAGCGATGGGAAGCAAAAGCTGTCCGCTATGTCAGGAAATGAACGGGAAAATAGTGGGCATAGATCAACCCTTCCTGGCTGAAGGGGACAAGCTAGAATCGGAACAAGGCTCACAAATACGACTGTATCGACCGACAACGCATCCGCCATTACATCAAGGCTGCGTGTGCCAGATAGTGCCTGGATAAATTATGAAATTTACACCATCACCTACGAAGAAAGTCCGTGTTGTTGATACAGAAGGGAATACCGTAAAGGTGGTAGAAATGAATAGAGCAAAGAGACGGAAATTGAAAATAGGGAGGTAAATTATGCCATATCCAAAAGAACATTCTTGTCGATTAGAAGACCCCGATAAATACGATAAATTCGCACGGAAGAATTGTGCGGAAAAACATGACGGAAAATGTATTGATTTTATATTTGGCATTAAAAAAGGCAAATCTGAACTTCAGGCTATGAGATATGACAAGGAAATCTGGACTGAAGAGGCTGCCAGAAAACATTGTAAAGACCATGATGGTACCTTTGAGGCAGCCAAGGAGGATAAAACTATGGAAAAAGGTAGAGAAGAACGGGCATATAAAGTGGAAATGCGGGTTGAAGATGGGGATGAGCCTAAAATCACGGGACATGCTGCGGTGTTTAGCAAGCTATCGGTAGACCTTATGGGCTTTCGAGAAAAGGTAGCACCAGGGGCTTTTGCTGGGAGCATAGAGAAGAGTGATATCCGGGCATTGTGGAATCATAATCCTGATTATGTACTCGGCAGGAATAAAAGCGGAACATTGCATCTAGAAGAGGACAAGAAGGGGCTGGCGATTGAGATATCACCACCTGATACGCAGTGGGCGCGGGATTTAATGGAAACCATTAAGCGTGGTGATGTGGACCAGATGTCCTTTGCCTTTCAAGTAGTTAAGGATTCGTGGGATGAATCTGGCAAGGAAAAAATAAGGACTTTAGAGGAAGTCGAATTATTTGATGTATCACCAGTTACATATCCAGCCTATCCGCAGACGGATGTAAAGGTTCGTTCTGTTCTTGAAGAAGCCGGGCTGGATGTGAATCGATTAGCTGTGGTCATGGAAAGGCGCACGGCGACAAACAATGAAGATATAGCGGTAGTCAAACAAGCTATCGATGTATTGAATAGCTACCTTCCCAGGCAAGCGGAAGATTCGGACGGTCAGGGTACTCCTAATGAGGGGTATGTTGAGCGTCTGAAAAAGAAGTGCGAGCTATGGGAGTTTAGCAAAGAAATAAACAAGGAGGTTAAAAATGGAAAAATATCTTGAGTACCAAGCCAAGATAAGCGATGCAAGGACTGAAGGACTTGCTATTTTCGCAAAGGCTGAGACTGAAAAACGGGACACCACCGGAGAGGAAGATACCCGGCTGGAGGAGCTGAGGCAGCGCATAAATAAGCTGGAACGAGAGCGTGACCACTATGTGCAGATGAAGGGCTTACAGCCAGAGATTGAGGCCATGAGCAAAGAGCCGACCAAGCCTAACCCCGAGAACAAAGAGGAGAGTTTCGGGAGCTTTGGTGAGCAACTGATGGCTGTGGTTGAAGCAGCTAGAGGTGGTGGGAAGGTAGACCCGAGGCTAACTACCCGGGCATTAGGGCTTTCGGAAGGCGTTCCTTCTACTGGAGGCTTTCTGGTGCAGACGGATTTCTCAACTGAGCTATTGAAGCGGGTCTATCAAACCGGGGTTCTGGCCAGTCGCTGTCGCAAGATTCCAATTAGTGCTAATGCCAATGGAATCAAGATTAACGGCATCGATGAGTCCACAAGGGTTTCTGGATCTCGCTGGGGTGGATTGCAGACATACTGGTTATCGGAGGCAGGAACTAAATACTCAAGCAAGCCTAAATTTCGCCAGATTGAGTTAAGTCTGAATAAGCTGATTGGGCTTTGCTATGCTACCGATGAACTTCTGCAGGATATGGCAGCCCTGGAATCGATAATCACACAGGCTTTCAGCGAGGAATTTGGCTTTGTGATTGACGATGCTATTGTGAATGGCACCGGTGCCGGGCAGCCTTTAGGGGTGTTAAATTCTGGGGCTTTGGTGACTGTAGGTGCAGAAGCAGGGCAGCCAGCGGCTACTATACTCACCGAGAATATCGTGAAAATGTGGGCAAGGATGTGGGCAAGGAGCCGCCCGAATGCGGTATGGTTCATCAACCAGAACATAGAGCCACAACTATTTACCATGAGCCTGGCGGTAGGGATCGGCGGAATCCCCGTCTATATGCCCGCAAATGGGTTATCGGGCAGCCCCTATGCAAGTCTTATGGGCAGGCCAGTAATTGCCATTGAGCAGTGCCAGACGCTGGGAACTTTGGGCGATATAATCCTGGCTGACATGAGCCAATATATCTTGGCGGATAAGGGTGGAATGCAGACAGCTCAATCCATTCATGTTCAATTTACTACGGATGAGAGCGTATTCCGCTTTGTCTACAGGGTAGATGGGCAACCGATATGGAATTCGGCATTGACTCCCTATAAGGGAACTGTTGCTAATTCCCTGAGTCCATTTGTAGTCTTAGCAACCAGGTAGATTTAAGGGGAGGGCAATCCCTCCCCTTTCCTAAAATAATTCAAGGAGGTAAAAATGGAAATTTGTTTACCAGAAGTTACAAAAATAGTGGAGGCACTTACTCCACAGGTGGGAGCGGGCGTCACGGGCGATTATGTATCATTGAAGAATGTGCATAGAGCCTTTGTGGTGGTTCATGTTGCTCAGGGTGATGTGGCACAGATGGCGATAAGCATTGAGCAGGCACCAGATGTTGCTCCAACTAGCAGCAAGGTAATCACCGTTGTAGTGCCGATTTGGGCGAATGAGGACTGTGTTGCTACTGATACCCTTGTCCGCCAGCCCGATGCGGTGAACTTCACACTTTCGGCAGTGGCAGCGCACAAGGTGGTCATATTCCAGATTGATCCGTCTACACTTGATATAGCCGGTGGGTTTGACTGTATCACGGTGAAAACTGGTGCTTCCCATGCTAATAACCTGACTTCGGCTATGTATTACCTGTGCGAGAGATACCAGCAAGCGACACCGCCATCAGCCATACTTGACTGAGGTAACTAATACCTGAAAAGTGCAAAAGGAGCAGGGAACGTAAAGCCCTGCTCCAACCCGTTAAACATCGCATAGTAACATATGCGAAAAAATGAAATCTTAGGAGGTAAATATGAGCGATTACATCGCAGGAAAAGCATTAAGGAAATTGCAACTAGGCGCGAAAGTTGAACGAACCACCGCGAATCTGACTACTGGACTTGCTCTGTTCAATATCCTTGGTGGGAGAGTTCAATTAAACCTGATTGTGGGTGAAGTAACGACCATTATGCAGGCAGGTGCTAATGCCTGCAAACTT